CTGTTTTACCCAGTACAATACGAAGGCGAAGAGTCTTCTTTGAATGTTTTCTATACCGGAGCTTCACCCAATCAACAAGCTATCCCAGCCGTGGACTATTTAATGGATTTGGGCGTTACTCGTTGGATACTAGCTGGCACAGATTACGTTTACCCCCGCACCACCAATAAGATATTAGAGGCATACTTGCAACAAAACGGAGTATCTCCCTCAGACATTATGATTTCTTATACCCCCTTCGGTCATTCAGACTGGCAAAGCATCGTTTCAGATATTAAAAAATTCGGCTCTGCTGGAAAGAAGACTGCAGTAGTCTCAACCATCAATGGTGATGCCAATATCCCTTTTTATAAGGAACTTGGTAATGCTGGCATTAGCCCAGAAGATATCCCTGTTATCGCGTTTTCTGTTGGCGAGGAAGAATTATCTGGATTAGATACCACACCTCTTATAGGACACCTAGCAGCTTGGAATTACTTCATGACTGTAGATAGTAGCGAGAATGATGAGTTCATAGACACATGGTGGGAGTATGCTGGCCCTGATCGTGTAACTAACGATCCTATGGAAGCTCATTATATCGGTTTCAATATGTGGGTAGCTGCGGTGGAAGCCGCTGGTTCCACTGACCCCGCTGCAATTCAAGAAGCTATTATCGGTATTAGCGTACCTAATTTATCTGGAGGAGTCGCTACAATGTTACCAAACCATCACATAACTAAACCTGTTTTAATTGGAGAGATTACTGGTGATGGTTTGTTCGATATCGTTTATTCTACAGATTTAGTACCTGGCGATGCTTGGTCAGACTTCTTGCCTGATAGTGCAGCATTGATATCCGATTGGAAACATTTAAGATGCGGTAATTATAATACTATTAGTAACAGTTGTATTAGTCAGTAGCAGAGCAAAAAAAGTTCTTGACAAAATTTCTCATACAAGATATAATAGCAGAATTGATTACAACCTTGGAGGTGTAGAGCGCAACGCGCTGTCGGGAGACAAACATGATAGCTGAGATATCGGCCTGTATTGCAGCAGTTCAGGGCATTAACTCTGCTATTAACACGCTTAAAGAAGCAAAATCAAATGCAGGAGATCTTTCAGGAGTTATAGGAAAGTGGGCAGACGCTACTCAACTTTATCAAGATGCAGAAAGAAAAGGTGCAGGAAAGTTAAGTTACAAAGAAGCTTTAAAACTTGAGAGTATAGAGCGTCAATTAAAAAACTTTGACCGCCAGTTTTATGACATTTGTCTTCTACAACAACAAGGTGACTTATACCATTCTGTTAAAGCCAGAATGGAAGAAGCGGAATTAGCCCACAAAAAAGAAGTTGCTAAGTTACGAATTAAAAGAAGAGCACAAGTAAAATTTATAAAATTTATAGCAACTATAGCGTTTTGGTTGATATTTGGTATGGGAGCTATGTTTGGCTCATTATACCTTTTTATTCAATTCAGATGATTCTCGCATTTCTATTAGTCGTTATGATCAATGGAGATACAGTAAGCGATAATAGCATGCTGTTTAAAAGTATTTATAGATGTAATACTTTTGCAATAGCAATTGAAAGCGGGAGAAGATCCCCTTATCATGATAATAGGAGATACCCGCAACAAGGTATAGCTGCTTACTGTCTTCCAAAGATGGTAAATGAAAACAGTAAATTTTGGGACTAGATAAAAAAATATCTTGACAATCAATCTCTAACTGAGTATAATTTAAATCATGGCAAAAGAACTAACTACAATATCCCCTGAAGGGTTAGAGATCGCAAACTGTTATTTACAATTTGGAAATATTAAAGGTGTGTGCGATTATCTTCAAGTAGGCGAACAAGAAGTAGTTTCTCTCTTAAATAAACGAGAGGTAAAAAAATATATAGATACTGTATACTTAGACATAGGTTATCGTAATAAAAATAATATAGGTTCTTTATTAGATGAAATGATTGCATCTAAACTTGAAGAAGCACAAGAATCTGGTGTATACTCAAGTAAGGACTTAGCTGATTTATTACAAATGGCACATAAAATGCGTATGGATGAAATCAAAGCACAAACTGAATTCACCAAGGCAGAGAGCAGCAATATTAAGAGTCAGACTAATGTACAGATTAATGAATCTGTTCCTTTTGGTCAAGGCAATTATGGCAGCCTTATGGAAAAACTTCTAAATGGAATCGAACAGTAGCTTAGAAATAGAATTTCGTACGCATGAAGCACAATGTGAAGAACGTTGGGTAACGACTTTTAGACGATTAGATAAAATTGAGAAAACATTAAATCGTATGGAGTCTCGTATATTGACTATGGGTGGAACAGTATGTTTGTTCTTAGCAGGTGTAATTGTCACCTTAATACAAATGGGGTAAGAAATAATGGCAACTACTGTAGATGGGATGGATAGTGCAGATCTAAATAATGATGGACATATTTCTAAAGAAGAGCTAGAAATGCATTTAGAGGCAAAAAGAAAAGAACTTGAAGATGCAGATGCTATGAGGGATGCTCAACGTAATATGGCTTGGTTTGCTCTGTTTGGTATGTTACTATACCCTGCTGCTGTAGTGACTGCAGAATTAATAGGGCTAACTAATGCTTCAAAAACTTTAGGTGATATGGCACCTACGTACTTCGTCGCTGTGGCCGCTATTGTAGCGGCTTTTTATGGCAAAGAAGCTTTTGGTAAGAAATAATGGAAATGTTAGTAGATCTTGCGGTAACCTTTTGGCAATGGACTGTACTCGGAGTGTTAGTTATTATTGGCTATGTTGTAAACAAGTTTGATAAAGAAGAAGAGGATATTATTCAATTTAAGTATCCCGAGATGCCTAAAATGCAACCTCTTCCAATTGCCACAAAAGATAAAGGGTTTTTCAAAGGTATTTTAATGTGGTTGTTAACCACTCGTAAGTGGGTGATTTGTGAAGATTTTCATTATAGTATCAAAGGTGAGGAATATGTAGTTCCTGATGGTTTTGAGTTTGATGGAGCTTCTGTACCTAAATTCCTAGCTACTTTCTTATCACCAGTAGGTGTTTTGCTTATGGGCGGTTTAATACATGACTATGGGTATAAATATGCTACACTATTGAAGAAAGATGGTACTACTATTGGATATCATAATCAGAAACATATGGATGGTTTATTTCGTGATATTTGTATTGAAGTAAATGGTTTTAGAGTTTTAAACTATCTTGCATACTGGTCTCTTCGTGCAGCAGGTTTTATGGCATGGAATGGACACGAAAAAAGAGGTACACATATAGGTTCTCTCACTGATTCATAGGTACAATTAAATGGCGGTTGAAATAAGCAGAAGAGATATTCTGTCAGATCAAATTTACGAGTTACAATCTGAGGCAAGATTCTTAAAACTCCCAGTAGCTCCTTATTTAAAGTTATTGGGTGTCGATCCCCTACCTTCGCAGGTAGCAATTATTAATGCAATAAATAATCCAAAGTATCGTTTTATTTCTGCAGCCGTCTCCCGGAGGCAAGGTAAAACATACATTGCAAACATCATTGGTCAATTGGTGTCTCTAGTACCCAACTCCAATATTCTTATTATGTCCCCCAACTACGCCTTGTCTCAGATTTCTTTTGATTTACAGAGAAATCTGATTAAGCATTTTGATTTAGAGGTAACGAAAGATAATGCCAAGGATAAAGTTATTGAGTTATCCAATGGTTCCACAATACGCATGGGTTCTGTCAATCAGGTGGATTCTTGCGTTGGTCGTTCTTATGAACTAATTATCTTTGATGAAGCTGCATTAGCTGATGGTAAGGATGCTTTCAATGTAGCACTTCGACCAACTCTAGACAAAGAAAACTCAAAAGCACTTTTCATATCTACTCCTCGTGGAAGGAACAACTGGTTTTCAGAGTTTTATTATCGTGGCTACTCTGAGGAGTTTGCTGAGTGGTGTTCTATTCGTGCGACTTATGAAGATAATCCTAGAATGTCAGAAATAGATATTGCGGAAGCACGTAAATCTATGTCGGAGGCTGAATTTAGACAAGAGTATGAAGCTGACTTCAATACTTATGAAGGTCAAATATGGACGTTTGACTTTGAGAATAATGTTAAAGACTTATCTAACTTTGATACTTCAAATATGGATGTATTCGCGGGGTTGGACGTAGGTTACAAAGATCCTACTGCACTTTGTGTAATTGCTTATGATTGGGATACAGAAAACTTTTATTT